ATGAGCGTGACGAACATTCCACAATGCGATCAAGCAGACGAAAATTCTATGGCGACTTGGAAAAAAGACATAATTACGGCGCTCAAGAATTTGGGTGGATCAGCGCACTATGACGACCTCTATGCAGAGGTAAAGCGGATTCGAGCAACACCGCTCCCGGGAAGTTGGAAGCAAATCATTCAGCGCACAATTCAGGATCACGCCGCCGAATCTGACGGGTTTAAGAACAAGCCGCTGTTCTACTCTATTGACGGCATCGGTTCCGGTGAATGGGGCCTTCGCCTGGAGGTAGATAGGTCTGATAGTAGTGTCGGATCGCTCAAGGCAGATGAGGTCGAGACGCCATCCCATCGAAATATCGCTTGGTCTAGAGATGAGCTGATACTTGCGCTTGATCTTTACCTCCGATACCGCGCCTCGCCGCCTGGAAAAGATAGTCCGGAGATTGCTGAGCTTTCGGCATTTTTGAACCGGATGGGCATAGCGCTTAGCCGAACTACGACGGCGACGTTTCGAAACTCGAATGGCGTCTATATGAAGCTGATGAATTTTCGGCGTTTTGATCCGGATTACACGAGCGATGGCAAAGTTGGACTGACGCGTGGAAATAAAGACGAAGCACTGGTCTGGGCCGAATTTTCTGGTGATGCGCCACGTTTGCGCGATGTCGTGAGTGCAATCCGCGTAGCTGTGGAAATTTGTCAAACTGGTGAACTGAGCGGCGAGGATGAACTAGGTATTGTGGAAGCGGATGAAGGGCGCGTTCTTACCCGTATACACCGTATCCGGGAGCGAAGTCGAGCACTAGTCGAGCTATGCAAGAAGGCGGCTTTAAAAAAACATGGTCGGCTAGTGTGCGAAGCATGTGGTTTCGACTTTGCAATAAAGTACGGGGACATTGCCACAGGGATTATTGATGTTCATCACACTAAGCCTCTTCATACTCTATTAATGGACGGCGAGAAGACGAAAGCCAGTGACCTGGCACTACTTTGCGCTAATTGCCATAGAGTAGTGCATTCTTCCAAACGTTGGCTCACCGTTGATCAGGTAAGGGCAGCGATACAGCGTTGACCACGTTCTATTTCGTGGCTTATTGGTGCTCTTTTGCCATATTGTTGCTCTTGCAATAAACAACCAAATCGGAGACGTGGATAAGTGGAAAAAATGTCCGAGATCGCTAAGTTTCAGGCACTATTTCAGTTGGCTGTTTTGCGAAATATTGATTTAACCTGCGAGATACGCTTTCAGATCAACGTGTTGAACTCCATGGGGATTGACGTAAGTAGTGAAATTCATGACCGTGATCGACGAAAGTCCGTTTCAATAGCCCAAGCGGAATTGGCACTTGCTTCGGTGCGACAAGCAGCCGGTCTTACTGGCAGTTCGCTGAGAACGCAGCGTTCTGTGATCTATGAGGAACATCAGCAAACGCGTAAGGCGAAAGCCGAAGCCTATTTGCGCGCCAGCGGCAAATAGGCGACTGTTGCGGCGCGCCGTACGAGTCGACGAAAGCTTGTAAAACAGGGACATTTATTGGTACTTAAATTCCATACGATCTACCCGACCAAGTCTTAACTCTATTTCGTCGGGGCCACAATCTTGCCTCGTCGCAAGTAGTGCCGCTGGGTTGTTTTCACGCTGTCGTGTCCCAAAAGATCGCTGGCCGCCTGGTCGCCACGATCATCCGAAGTATCATCGGCCGCCTTCGCGCGCAGGTCGTAAAACCAAAATGCCATGATGTCCTGAGCCAGTTCCGGCACATGTTTCGCCGCCCGCTTTTTTGCCGCGTCAAAGTGGGTGCGAAGCGCTGGCGCGGTCAGGCGCTTGCCGTGGATATTGGTCAGTAGTGCACCTGTCACGATCTTGTGTGTTGCCTTGCGCGCTCGGATACGCTCCATGAGCTTGGCCAGCTCCCCAGTGATGGTGATGCGCAGCGGCTGCTTAGTTTTTTCCTGCGTAATGATCAGGTGCCCATCGATGATGTCTTGTTCAGTCATGCGCAGCGCATCCGCTGGTCGCTGACCGGTCAGGTAGGCCAGGTCCATCGCATCCCGTAGCGGTGCGCTGCCGTGCATGCGCACGGCGGAAAAAACGGCATCCGTAATGTAGACGGTACGCTTTGCCAGCGAGTGGCCCTGGATGCCCTCGCAAGGGTTTGGTAAGTCGGTGTAGCCCCAGCCGCGCGCATGGTTCCACATGGTTGAGAAAACTCGCTTGCAACGGTTAGCTGTGGTCGGCTTGTCGGCGTGGTCATCTAAGAACTGTCGAATGTGCATCGGTTTGATCTGCTCGAGCGGGGCCTCTGAAAATGCTGCCAACAGGTGCTTGATGTCTGACCGGTACATGCGCGCCGAACTGGCGGCGAGTTTGGGAACCGCCTCGACAAGGTAGCGTGTTTCCACATCGGAGAACGTCGCGTTGGCAATATGCTCCACCACGATGTTCAGCTCAGCATATTTTTTCAGAGCCAGGATGAAGTCGGGCCCAAGCGGGATTTCTTTACGTGGTTTATCTTTCGTGTACATGTAGTAATACACCCTACCGCTGCGCTGGGTGCGCGGGTGCATGTTTGGTGGCATGTTCAAATTACGCGTGTTTCGTCGGCCCATTTTTATTGATCCTTGGCATTACCCATGTTTTTTCCCTTGGCGCTTCCTTGCGCCCCTCTACTGCAGCAACCGTAACAACTGGCCGCCCAATGGCATTTACCCAAAAGGGGAGGCCCATCTTTCGCAGCGCCTCAATTTGCTTCGTTTTCATCTTCCGGCCGGTCAGGGCGTAAATATCGTCCATCGATAGGAAGGTGGAATTTGCGGTGGTGTGGTTTGCCATGCCGCATCCTTAAATCACTGCGGGAGCAATTGCCGCCAGTGGCACAGCTCGGAAAATACCCGGCCACTGGTGGTCCAGTTGTACCCAGGCGTGCAGTTCACCATTGCCTACGTCCCGGCGCAAATCGCTAACTGTGCCTGCCAGCTGCCCCTCATCGCTGTCGAACGTTACGCGGTCGCCACGAGCCACTTGCGGCGACGAGATGGTCAAGTTGTTTAGCATTGCAGGCTTCCTTTCAACTTTTGGGCGTACAGAATGTTTAAGGTGACGTCGATTTGATGGATGTCTGCATGTGCGGCAGAAACATCTGCCTGGCACACGCCTGTTTTCCGGATTCCACACATTTGGGTAAGCATTTTCTCTATGAGTCCCTCCTTGCACTCGAACGCCATACGCCGTTTTTCGTGCAAAACCCGCAGCTCGTTGGCGATCCGTGACTGGCGGTCCTCAGCGGTATCGAATGTCACGCGGTCGCCCAAGGCGATTTGCCGCGGCGAATTGGTCAGGGTGTTTAGCATTGCGGTGCTCCTTTCAGTTTGGCGGTAACGCCGCACACGCCGTAGCGGTCGATGGCAGCGTCGATCACGTCGCCGCTGGACGCGGCAACCTCAAAAAATTCAAAGCGTTCGGTTTGCGTGCGTACGATCACGGCAAAGGTGCTCATGTGCCACCTCCTTCAAGGGGCGGGGAGTCAGGGACGATCAGCCGGGGATACGGGCAGGCATTGACGGCCGCCCAGGCTGCAATCAGTGCTGTTTTTGCCTCGTCAGGCAGGTCAGGGATGGGCGCCGCCGGCGGCGTGGCCGGGGCAGGGCGGTCGGGGTGCGTACAGTTATTTACACGAGTCCGAGGAACGGCAACCCCAACAGCCACCGCGTGAGCACCTGTGGCCTGTACCGGCGTCCACGTATGGCGCACGGACTTGAAGACCACGCCGATGAGATCGCTGCATCGCACGCCGTAGGGCGTGATGCGTTGCGTTTCGCCATAGCGCCCGATGACGGTCTTTTCGTCCTTGGCCAAGGTGACGACCAGTTCCTTGCGCGGCACCAGGGCGCCGCCCTGGGCACGCAGGTACTCGGCCCAGCAGGCGCGCTTTTCGCCGTCGATCTTTTGCACGGCGTCCCAGGCGCGGCGCATGGCGGCCGGGGCTTCGTTGAGCATGCTTTCCTCGATGCGACGCAGTTCGCGCCAGACAGTGACGGGCGCGCCGCCCCATTGCTGGAATTGGCGGATGCCCCAGCACGCGGCCCAGGACTCGACGCGCGCCGATGGCGTCAGCTCGACATCGCCTTCGGTGTCGGCCGTGACGACATAGCCTTCCTTGGTTTTGTGCTCGGCCACGCCGTCGATGTTCTTGGCCACGTACTTGGCGATGTAGCCGGCAGCGCTACCCTTGGCCCAGTCGATGCGTTTCACGTCCAGGCGGCGCGCGAAGGCGCCCGGTTCGCCACGGTCTATGCGCCAGGCGTAGCGCTTCATGATGCGGATGGCGCGGCCCGCCACGTCCTGCAGGTGGGCCGTTTTGTATTTCGCGGTGGGGCGCACGAACAGCAGCAAGTGCCAGTGCGGACAGCCATCGTGGTGCGGCTCGGCGATGCGAAAGCCGTACAGACCGATGCCACGGCGCGCCAGTGCAGAGCGGCACAGCGAGGTCATCTTGCCTAAATATGCATTGGCCTCGCGCGGCGTGGAGCCGTCGAACTTGTCGTTTGGCTTGCCGCTGTGCTGCATGGCGTGAAAGCGCGATGGGCATGTCCAGGTGATGAAAATGCCTTGGTCGCCGCATTCGCGGGCGATCTGCTCAAAACCGTTGATGCGCAACATCAGCTCGCCGCGCCGGATGGCTTTATTCGCAGTCGTTTTCTCGGCCAGCTCGGCGATACTGAATTGCTGGCCGTTCTCGTTCTGCACCAGGGTGGCGGCCAGCGCTGCTGCGTTGCGGCGGTTCTGCGCCAGGCGAGACAGCACGGCATCGTTGCTTGCGTAGGGTTCGCCGCGATAGTTCACGTAGCCCAGGCGGATATTGCCGGCTTCAAAGGCGCGCTTGACGCGCTTGCGCAACTGGCGGCGCCACCAGCGGGCATCCACTAGACGGGCGATGGTGTCGGCCAGCGCGTCAAACTCGGGCAGCTCGATGCCATACGAGGCACATTCGTCTTCCATGATCTGCAAGGCGTGCGTGTCGGACACGGCCATCCACAGCATTTTGGTCACGCCGGCCGCCGCGCGCTCGGCGGTGGCCACGATGTCGGCGTCGCTTTGCGACAGATCGACGCCGGCCGGCACGTATTGCTCGGCGAACTCGCGCACAAAGCTGGTGGCGACGGACTCATAGACTTTGTACCAGGACGACCAGGCCATCTTGGCCATGGCCGCGTTGATGACGCGGTTGCGCCACTTGAACGGAATGCGGGCCAGCTCGGGCGCGAACTGGGCGGATCGCAAAAAGGCTTCGTGACGCTGTGGGGCAGGCAGCAGGATTTGTTTAGATTGCATTCAACAGTCTTTCGTACACGCGGATAGCGGCAGAGGTGGCGGCGCGCAGCTCGATGCGCTCTTCCTTGGTAAATGAATGGATGGGCGATTCCCAGCGGTCGGCGTCCATGCCGGCGGCGATCAGCACGGAGCGGCGCGCGCCACGCGGCGACAATCCCCAGGCCTGGGCCATGAAGGGCGCCAGGTTGCGCGGCTTGATGCTGCGTAGCTGGGCCTTGGCTTCGGCGATGGCGGCCAGCGCATGCCCTGCGCCTGGTGGCGTCGGCATGTCCTTGTCGCGCGCTGCCAAAATCTCGGCGGCAGGTTGGAAGGACAAGTGATTGTCGATAAGGGACGCCGGCATGGTTCAGTCCTTGATGGCGCCAATGGCCCGCAGCACGTCAGGGGTAATGACGATCAGGAGCGACAGCAACCAGATGCCGCAGGTTTTGGTCAGGCGCAGCATCAGCGTGCCCCTGCCTTGAGAAAGTGTTCTGCCCAGTACGGGAGCGTGTGCGATGCGCCGCAGCAGTGCCGGGAACCCGCCTCAGTGGCAAAAATGTAGTTCACCTCGATGGGCAGCTTGCCTACCAGGGCGCGTTGCTTGGCTGGCGCAAAAAAGCCGTCACGCTCCAGTGCCTGCGCATCGCTGACGATGAAGGTCAAATTGGCAGCGCCGTAGGCGTGATAGGTCTTGGCAATCTCATGGATGTGGGCGGTCAGCGCGGCGATGCCGATGCCCGCGCCGGCTTGCAGCAGAAAACATGTTGGTGCCACGGGGACAATACAATTTTGCAAGGTCGGGCGGATCGTGCTCGATGCCATGGATTTGTCGACATGACTGGTGACGTGCAGCGTGGTTTCCATCGGTTTTCCTTATTTCAGGTTGAACGAATCCCGCACGCTCAAAAAGGAGCGCAGCAGGGCACAGCAAAAGAGGGGGAGTTACGGTAGCCGGGCTACGGCGGCGCGAGGGTCGGGATAGTCATCAGCAGCCTGCAGTCAAGTCCAGGGCCAGCTGGCTGGTGGCCGCCGCGCGTGCATGCTGGGACATCGGGATGCGGATATCCGGCTTGGGCATAGCGGACAGCGAGAGGGTGCGCAGCACTTCCAGGCCTGCCACGAAAGAGTGCCCGCAGTCCGGGTTTTGGCACATGTAGGTGATTTCCTTGAACATGGCGGACATCGTGCGGCTTTTGACGGCGCGGACGGTGTTTTCGCAATGCGGGCAGGGCAGGCCGATGACTCTCATTTCAGCTTTCTTTCCACTTGGTACAGGGCGCGACCGCGACCTGTCATGTTTTTTGACTGCTTGCGTAAGCGCGACTTGACGAGCCATTCAGCCGCTTGCTCGATATTTGCCAGTCCTTGCCGTTGACGCACGACTTCCAGCGCTGCGAGTTCTTCGTCATTGATATGAATTTCGTGATCGGGCATGTTCGGCAGCTTTTCAGTTACTCAAAAGTTACTATTCAGGGACTCGGTTTAAGCGCTGCGACGCTGTACGCTGTCGATGTCGTCATTAGCAATGGCCGCAAGAGCTTCTCGCATGACGATCTGACGTACCAGAACGGCTAATTCTTCGCCCTGATAGTTGGCGATCGAGGAAACGAGTTGGTGCTCATAGTCGTCCAGGCGCAGCATGACTTTATGTTTACGGATACGTTTTGCATCGGGGTACATGGGCCTGCTCCTGTGCAGTTAAGCGTGATGGACAACGGACAATTGGACGAGTTCGGCTTCGTAAGAGTTCAGGCCACGCAGCAGCATCAAGCGCATGAAAGACGCTCTTGAACGAGAATCCTGTTGCGCAAACTTTTCTACGCGCTCAATCTCAGGAGGGAGCAAACGAATAGGAATGGGCTGCGAAAGCGGATTCTTTGGCTGCCGCGTCACTGGGGCGATAGTTGTCATAAGGTATGATTTGTATACGTCACATGGTAATGACGTAAATATAGTGCGAAAAATCGCACTTGTAAAGTAAAAGGTGAGAAATTGCGTGAAATTATTGGAGTGCGTCTTAAGGCTGAGCGTGAACGACTTGGCTATAACCAGGCTGATTTTGCGGCAGTAGGTGGCGCTTCAAAGCGTACGCAGATCGATTGGGAGCAAGGGAAGCAAGTACCAAACGCGGAGTTTTTAGCTGCTGTTTCGGCGATTGGGGTTGATGTGCTCTATGTTGTAACGGGCCAATTCACGCCAGGGAACTTGAGCGCGGATGAGAGTGAAGTTGTTGCTGGATACCGCAAGATGGATATTCGCGGAAGGGCTGGCGTGCTTGGCTTAATCGGCGGAATGAACCAGGCGCAAAACCTTGTGCAGCCAGTGCACCATGGTGATATTGGACAAAATATCTACGGCAATATCACTGGGCCAAATACAGTAAAAATGCCCAATAAGAGTAAAAAGAAACCCATTTGATGGGGTGTTTTTCCTCACCAATAGTCAGTGAGAGGGCTTCATTTTGTGAAAAATGTTGTTAAATTGAAATTATAAGTTGTAAAGATGTGGATTTCGGAATGGATAGACCAGAATTTAGCGGCGATGTTGGGCAGAATGTCTTTGGAAATATTGTTGAAGCTCCCCGGCTGAACAATGTAGTTACACTGCATTTGGGGGCAGAAAAAATTGACGTTGAATTAATTACCGATTTCCAACGACGTCGAATCAATGCACTGGTGAAAGACCTGTCCGCACTTACGGGCGACCATCCCTTGGACGTGTACAGAATCATCATTACAGACTTCGGTTTAAAGAAGATCAAGGAGCTACCACTTGAGAGGTACTCGGAAGTAAAAAATCTACTGGAGACCTGGATAAAAGATGCCAAGTCTGCCGATATCCCTGCAGACCAACGCAAGCCACCGTCAGAAATTCCTGTATTACCGCGACCTGTTGTGGGAGGCAATGCTGATAATGCCTGCCAAGTATGTGAGGAGCGGGCCGCTAACATCGGCAAACTTCAACGAACTGCAAGGGTACGTTTAATTTTGCTTAGCATGTCTTTAGCGGCGTGCGGCTGGCTCCTATACAAGTCTCCTGTAAGCGTGGAGTCAAGCACTTCTTCCTTAGATAGTAAGTGCTACATTGCCGGAAAATCCTACTCGATAGGGCATATTGAAAAATCTAGGGGAAGCGTCCCCGTTGAGTGCGTGGGCGCGACTGGCGATATGCCAGCAATGTGGCTTCCCGCTAATCGAGGGCATTAACGACGACAGATGCATTGTTTGCGGCGCAGCACTTCCTGATAGTTGAAATGCGTGAGCTGTGTACTTAGCGCAGTTGCAATGGTTTCGGGATTTGCTGTCGCCAGAATCCTAAGCCATATTTCCTTGGAACGCACCTGGTCAGATATTCCTAATATCTGCCGATGGATATGGTGCCGAATTTCGTTTTCTTCGTGGGAGGCTAGTTGTAACACCATCCTTAGAAATTTCCTTGTTTTCAAGAATTCTTGGTCGTGTTAATCTAGCTCATTTCTATTTACAACATCCGGCAGCATGCCTTGTTCTCTTCCATCTACCACTTATATGAAAATTAGCGACCAACTCTTGCGTCATCCTTTTAGATATGGAACAGCTGCAATTGCAGTTTTACTTGGGTTTTTTTTTCTGAGTTTCAGAAGGTCGGACATCTCTAGCACTGTTGCGGAATGGGGACAGTTCGGCGACTACATGGGGGGATTGCTCAACCCACTGTTTGGCTTGATCTCTGTCGTTCTGATTGCTGCTACCTTACGCAGCCAAACTCAGGCTGCGAAACTGCAGGCGTTTGAACACCAATTCTTTACCCTGCTTTCGATGCACGCATCGGTACTACAGTCTATTGATCGACAAACAAGCAATAAAAAAACAAACGTTACAACCATTAGATACGGTCGCGATTGCTTCTATCTTTTTTACCGGAATATTATTGCTATATCGCAGAGAGACCGAGTGCCTCTAACTACCGCGTATCAGCGCTTCCTTAAAATTAATGGCTGGGAGGTCGAGCATTATTTTAGGACCGTGTATCACTTGTTTAAACACGTGAAAGACCAAAGTCCAGAAATCGAGGCAACCGCAACTCAGCGTAAACGATATTACGATCTTATAAAATCCCAACTATCTCAGTACGAACTAGTTCTTCTTTGGCTAAACGTCGAGGGCCTAAATAGGGGAAACTGGGATGCTATCTTGAATGACCCCGAGGCTAAACCTTTTGAACATTTGAACAAAGCTAATCTTGTTGAGGATCCGCCTCAAGTTCCGTCGTCGGAAGCTGCCGATCTGAAAGTAATGTAAGTAAAGTAACTGGCACGAATTGAACTTACTGAGCTTAAGTGCTATATATACTATTCAGGAAACGAGTGACGGACTGCCTAAATCTGCCTTCATGCTAGTCAGCAGACCATCGATTTTTCCGCAGCTAGCCTTCGTAGTGGGGCGAATCCAGCCGTAGAGCGTCGCTAAACGCGATACATTCATGCAGGTTCTCAGCTGGCCACAGCTTGCGTAGGCTTCTAAGGTTCCTCGCTGTTCTCCCTGATGATGTCCCGCACCTCTTCGATATGCTGCCACGCATGCAGGGCCGCCCGCTTCGCGGCCTGCTTGCTCTTGTAGACGTGCTCCAGCGTCTTGACCTGGCCCGTGGCGCCGGCCTGCTCCTGCCCGGCCTTTTTCTTCTTCGCCGCCACATCCTTCCACTTGGCCACCACGCCCGTGATGCCTTCGTCCGGGTCTTTTTCTTCCTCGCGCTCGGCCTCCACCGCTTCCGTCTTTGTTTCAAACTCCACCCGCGTGGTAAAGCCGCTGCCGCCCAGGCTGTGCGTGACCTTGACCGATAGCCATTCGGTGGCGTCGATCTCGGGTTTGAACCCCTTCACGGTCACGGGCGATTGCGGGAACACGGCCGGGTTGCCCAGGGCCAGGCTCATTTCAAAGGCGGCCAGGCCGCGCAGGATGCGCTGCCATTCGGCCACGGCCGCCGCACGCGCGTCCGTTTCGTTGGCAAAGGTGGTGCGCAGGCGCTTGCTGTTGCCGGGCACGCCGGCCACGACGCTGCGGCGGCGCGCGTAGCGCTCGTCATGCCAGAAGGCGCGCACGCCTGTGTAGGCGTCGCTTTCGGCGCTGTGGTAGCGGTGGCCGTCGCCCAAGGCGCGCGTGATGGGAATGACGGGCAGCGCCTTGCCGCTGGCCGTGCGGCTCTGGTTGATGGGGATGAACAGCAAGGTGTCGTTCTTGACGGTAGCCACCGCATCGTATTTCCTGCCCAGTCGGCGCAGGAATGCAGCATCGCTTTCGTGGGTCTGGTCGATGTGCTCGATGGCGGTATCGCGTAGGCGCGCCGACACGCCCGACGCCAGCTCGTTGCGGAAGGCGATGGCCTCGATGATGGCGCCCAGGGTGGTCTTGTGAAAGCTGTGTTCCTGCTGCTGTTTAAAGGTGTCGATCAGGTTGGCAGACCTGGCGCGCAGGGTGATGGTATCGGGCGCGCCGCTGTGCTCCACCTCGTCCACGGTGAACTTGCCCATGTCTACCAGGCCTGTGGCTTGCCAGCCCAACGCGAGGGCGATCTGCGCGCCGCGCGGCGGCAGGGCCAGCTTGCCGTCGCTGTCATCCAGGGAAATGTCGAGCTGGTCGCTCTCGTCGCCACGGCACAGGGTCAAGGTCAGATTAATTAGCCGCGGCGAGACGATGGCTGTCAAATCCTTGTCCTCGATGCTGACCTTGAAGGCGGGGATATGCTCGCTCATTTGAACTTGTCCGCCGCGCTGCCGATGGCGCTGCTGATGCTGCCGCCGATCTTGTCCTTCATCTCGCTGACCACGCCGCCGTATTTCGAGGTGATGCCGCCGACCACATTGCCGACGACGCTGCCCACGGCGTTCTTGGCCGCGCCGGCAATGCTGCTGGTCATGCCGTCGATGCTGAGCATGTTTTTCAGGTCGCCGATGTCGCCCAGGCCGACCATGGCCAGCACGCCGTCGTCGTCGCGCTTGAGTGCAATCGAGAACTCGACGCGCCGCGCGCCGCCGCTGCCGTCCAGGAGGGTGCGCCCCTCCGTCATGCTGGTGATGCGGTAGGAGCCGAGAATGCGGCCGGTACCCTGGATCAGAATCCACGATTTGCCTGTGTCGGCCATCATGCGCAACGCATCGAGCGAATACAGGGAGCCGGTCAGTTCCGGCGCTACCCAGCCCGACAGTGTAATCGTGTCGTCGCCGGGCCCCACGTACTGGTGCGCGTCACGCAGGCCCACGCGCGCCGTGCTGGCGTGCTTCCACTCCGTTTGCCGCTGCAGCTCGTGATAGGCCAGGGTCGGCAGGCTGAACACGAACATTCCTAAAATCATCATCATGGTGTGCTTCTTTCTTTAATCGTGGTCGCGCAGGGACGAGCGGATGCGTGCCGCCTTTTCACGGTCGCGTTGATCGAGCGCGACGCTCACCGCGCGCGCAATGGCCTGCGGATCGGAACCGGCTTGCGCCTGGATGGTGATTTCGATCTTGTCGCCCTGAATCGTCATGCCGGCGCCGAACCCGCCCTGGGACAGCGGGGCGCGCGTGTCGAAGGCGCTGGCGGGTAACGCCGTGGCTGTGCCGATGGCGATGCCGGCGCCTAGTTGCGTCAGGCGCTGCGCCAGTCCGGAAACCTTGGCAATGGGCGCGCCCTCGCTGCGGTCCAGGCCTACGGCCAAGCCCTGCATGGTGTAGTCGCCCAGCTGGGCAAACACGCGGCTCGGGCTGTGGATGCCCAGCTTTTCCTTGAACCAGGCAATGGTGCTGGAACCGGCATTGCTGATGGCGTCCTTGACGGCGCCCATGGAACCGGTGATGCCGTTGACCAGGCCGCGCAGGATGTTGGCGCCGAACTCAGTAAATTTGGCCGGCAGCTCGATGCCGAACCAGCTCAACACACCTGCGAACGCCTGATAGAACACGCCGACCGGCGACCAGTTGATAATCAGGGCCGTGATGCCGGCCATGCCGCCGCTGAAGGTGGTTTTCAGCTGCGACCACAGGCTGGCAATGAAGCCTGTCAGCGGCGCCAGTCCCTCGACAATGCTGTGCCGGATAGTGGCGGCAAAATCGGTGAACCTGGCCGGCAGCGCAACACCGAACCAGCCCAGCACGCCCGCGAAGGCGCGATAGAACAGGCCCAGCGGCGACCAGTCGGCGATCAGGCTATTGATGCCGACGAAGCCGCCGGCAAACGCTTCCTTGACGCTGGACCACAGGCCGCCAAAGAAAGCCTTGATCGGCTCCCAGTATTTATAGATCAGGAAGGCGGCGCCGGCGATGACCGTGATGGCAATGCCAATCGGGTTCATCAGAAGGGCGCGCCCCAGCCACAGCACGGCACGGCCGGCCCACATGAAGGCGCCGCCCAGGCCGCGCAAGATGGGCGTGAGCACGCCGCCCTTCACACCCATCTTGGCGAACATGACGTGCAGCATGGCATACGGGCCGATCATGGCGGCGATACCCAGCATCAGCGGGCCGAGTACCAGCAGCAGGCCGGCCAGCACGGCGAAGGCGGTAATCATGACCTTGGCCAAGGTCGGGTTGCGTTCCATGAAACCGTTCAGGCGCTGCACGGCGCTGATGGCCATTTCCAGCCCCTGCGCGTACAGCGGCAAGATTTTCTCGCCCATGGTCAGTTTCAGGTTGGCCAGCTTGGACTGCGCTTCCAGTTCCTTGCCGGCGGCCGAGTCGCGGCCCAGTTTTTCCAGCTTGCCGATATCGGCGGCGCCACGGTTGAGTTTTTCATTTTTATGGATCTGCACGCGCTGCAAGTACATCTGCGAATACAGGTTCGACGCGGTGCGGTTGGAAAAAATGCTGCCGATGGCATCGAGCACGTGCTTTTTCTCCGTGATGCCCTTCTTGGCCAGTTGCGGCAACAGCACTTTTTCCATCCACTCGAACTGATTTTCGCGGAACAACTCGGAACCCAGCAGCGCACCGGGATCAAGGAAGGCAATTTGCCCCGCCTTGTCAGGCGTGACTTTGCTTTTGTCACCAATCAGGCCGAACTCATCCAGCTTTTTGACCGACCGTTTCGTCGTGCGGCCCTGGTATAAGTTCTGGTAGGCGCTCATCAGGGAAGTGCCGACGCGATTGCCGCTCATTTCCTGCACCAGCGGCTCCATCTGGTAGTAAAAGGCGTCGTCTTTCAATCCCTTGGCGGCGATGCCGCCCGTCTTGATCATGTTCAGCCATTCATTCGGGCCGACGCGCCCGCCCGTGGCGGTGATGACCTGCTGCACGATATTGGCCTGGGCTTCGAACTTTTCCTTGCTCTCCAGGCCGCCGCGCAGCTCGATCACCTTGAGCATGTCCATGAACTTGCGTTCGTTGTCGGCGCCTTCGGCCTCGCCAAAGAAGGCGTGATTGGCGAACTTCATCTTGGCCAGGGTAGGGGCGACCATTTCCGCGTGGTGCACATCGGCAAAGGCACTCATGCCGTCACGCATCAACTGCAGGTTGTCGAGCTGGCTGGTGCCGTAGGTTTTCATGTTGCGCGCGAAGGCGACGGCTTCGGCTGACACCTTGTCGCCCAGGCCCAGGGCGTTGACGCGGCCCACTTCCGTTTGATAGTGCTTGGCCTCGTTCAATCCCTTGACGACGGGCGCGCCGATGACGGCACCCGTGGCGGTCGCGCCAGCGCCGGCCATGGCCAGGTTGCCCGCCTTGTTGCGCAGCTTGTCCGCGTGCTGGGTGGCATTGGTGACGCGCTGCTGTTTGGCGGCAGCGTTGGCCAGCTTCTGCTGCTGCAGCGTCATGGTTTTGTTGGTGGCCTCGATTTCTCGGCGCAAGGTGCGCTCGTGGTTGGCCAGGTCTTTGGTGCCGATGCCGGCGCCCGCCAGGCGCTCGCGCATGACCTGCAGTTGCTGCGCCTGCTGCTGGCCGGCAGTCTTGAGGGCGCTGGCCGCTTTGACGGCGGCGTTAAACTCGCGCGTCATGGCGCGCGTAGGCGCCTCCGCCTGTTTCATCTTGGTGGCGAGGCTGGCCACTTTCTGCTGCGCCGCTTCCAGTTTTGTGCGGGTGGCGTCCAGGCCGCCATGCAGCTCGCGGAATTTGCTGATGTTCTTTTGCTGTGCGTTCAAGTCGCGCAAGCGGTCGCTGGTCGCCTTCAATGCCTTGGCCGTGTCGCTGGAACCGGCCATGATTTTTTTCAGCGGGCCGGTAATCTTGTCCAGCGCTGCAAACACTACCTGTAATTTCAAATCCCGACCAGCCATCTATTCCGCTCCGCTTCGTTGCCTGGCGCGTTCGCGCCAGGCCATCAGTTCATCAATCGTAAAGCCGTCCATCGCTGCCGGCGTCCAGTGGAAGACGCCGGCAATGTCGGCCATGGCGTCTTCTACTTCGCCGGGGATACCGAAAGGCGATCGGCTTTGCTCGCCAAAAAACCGGCGACCTCGGCGCCCACGGCCAGCAGGTCGGCCGGGTCCATGTTGGCGATGTCGTGCGCCGTTAAGGTTGGCTCGGTGATGCGCGGCAGCACGATTTGCAGGGCCGACACGTTCAAGTTGGCCAGCTCGATCAGGGAAATGCCGCGCAGGGCGCCGGCCTTGGGTTTACGCACGGTGAGCGAGGTGATGACGCTGTCGCCGCGTTTGATCGGTTCGTCCAGTTCGATGACGGCTTGATTGTTGTTTTCGGTGTTCATGGTGTTGTCCTTGTGTGTGGGTGGTGACTAAAAAGGGGATTACAGGCCGATGGCCTTGCGGATGGCCGCATTGGTGTCGCCACCGCCGAAGTTCTCGGTGCCGCTCATGAAGTCCAGTTCGATGACAGTGGCGCCGTCGATCATCAGCTTGTAATAGCTGCAAGCCATGGTGTATTTGTGGGTGGTGTCGTCGCCCATCTTGGCCGCGCCCATGTCGATTTCCTTGTAACGGCCGCGCACGACAACCTCGACGGCAGCTACGTTGCCGTCTTCGTCGTTCTGGTAAGCGCCGGCAAAGCGCAGCATCACGGCACCGTGTGCATGCGCGCCGTACTGCTTCAGGGCGTCGGCGATCAGACCGCCTGCGCTCCATTCCAGCGACAGCGCCTCGTTGCCGAAGTCGACGGATACCGGGCCGCTCATGCCGCCGGCGCGGTACTCCTCCATCTTGCGGCTGAGCTTGGGCAAGGTGATTTCGGGCACCATGCCCATGAACAGCACGCCGTTTTGAAACACGTTGAATTGCTTGAGTTTGTGGGGCATGCCCATAATTTTCTCCAGTGGTGGTCAGGGGCGCCCGCGCGGGCGCGGGCAGGGTGGTGATTGGACGGTTACGCGGCGATGCGCGAGGCGAAGTCGGCCAGGTAGCGGTCGGTAATGCGTTGCTGGAATTTCAGGTTTTCCAGCGGCGGCACGGGCGTGTAGTCGTAATCGATGGCCAGCTTGCCGTCTTTCAGCGCCGTCTTGTCGTTGTATTGCTCGTCATACCAGGCGTGGCCGTCGATGATGTAGCCCTGCAATTTCAGGTCGCGGAACTTGGCGTTGATGCTTTCCAGCAGGTCGCGCACCAGGGACGGATGCAAGGGCACATCGACATAGGCGAAGTGCGCCTCGGCAATGGTGTCAGCCAGCACCTGGGCCGTGCGCGTGTAGCTTTCGAAATAGAAAAAGCCGCCCGGCGCCTCGCAGGTACGCGAACCCCAGAAGCGGTAGCCGCCCATGTTAATCAGGGTGGTCACTTCCTTGGCGTTGAGCACGCCTGCGTCGGTGGCCGGGTCTTGCAGGTCGAAAAACACGTCCTTGCTGATGCCGGTCGGGCCGTTGACGACGACGTTGGACAGCGTTTTGTGCCAGCCCGTTTCCTCGTCGATCTTGGCGCGCAGGCCCATGGCGTAGGCCACAGCGGAAATACTGGCCTCGGCATCGATGGCGGTATCCCAGTTGACAAAATCGGGCCAGATCACCATCACCTCGCGCTGGCCGAATTGGCCGCGATAGGTGGTGGCGGCCGCGACGGTGGCGCAGCCATAGGCCGAGGCATACACGAAGCCGCGCAGGCGCTGTGCCACGCTGGCCAGGGCGTTGGTGACGGCCTGAGTGTCCAGCCCCGGCGCGCCCAGGATGCGCGGTTTCACGCCCAGCTTGCTTTGCGCGGCCAGCAGCGCCTGGGCGCCCAGGTACTGGCCGTCCGGCGACACGCCGCCCACGGCGTTGGTGGTGGTCTCGGCCTCCGTCTCGCCCTCGGCCACGCGCACGACGACCGTCAGGGGTTTGGTCTGCGCGGCAATCGCTTTTAGCACGCGGTACAAGGTGCCGCTCTTGCCGGCCTTGCCCATGGCGGCCAGCACGTTGGTGACGAGCACGGGTTTATTCAGCGGGAAGGCGGCCGCGTCGGCATCGTCGGCCGTGGCGATCAGGCCCAGCACGGCTGTGGAGACGGTGCGGATCGGGCGCGAACCCTCGTTGATTTCAATGACGCGCACGCCATGGTGGTAGTCGGTGGCCATGTGGCTCTCCTGGTAGGTGGTGAATGGGCGTTACTGGGTGGATGCCATGCCGGCGGTATCATCGAAGGCACGCCGCCCGTCGCCGGTCAGCGTTGCAGCGATGCGCGCGAATTCGGCGTTGACGGCGGCTTGCAGCGCCTCGATGTCCTGCGCGGCGGCAACCGTCGGGCAGATGGTGATGTCGAGCAGCCAGGCGCGCGCCGCCGCGATGGCTTGCACGGTATCTGCGTCGCCGTCGACCATGGCGGCAAAGCCGATGCCAGCCAGGCGGTTGAGGATGGCGTCGCGTGTCTGGCGCACGCTGGCCAGAACTGGCGCGACCAGCACGGCAAACGGTGGCGGCGGGGCGGCGGTGATTTTCCACTTTCCGCCATTGGTCATGCGGATGGCTGCGCACGTGGCGATGGCGTCGCGCAGGCGCGCTTCGTCGTCGGGCGATACCTCAACGGCATCATCTGGCCAGGTGCCTGCGGCATCGTAGTCGGCACGCATTTGCTCTGGATAGAAGCCGCGCGTATTGCTTGAAAAGTACATGGTGGACTCGCTTTCGATAATGGATGTCATGCTCAGTTGCCAATCGCGCGCCAGCAGAGAACGTCGGGAACGGCAGTCACGCCGTTGGAGTTGGAAACCCACGCGCCGGTGCGTGAAAGTGTTTTATCTGTCGTTCGACCGCTGTAACCAGCCGACGACAGTTCATTCATGCACTGCACCGTGATGGCGCGGCAGGCATTCGGGAAGGCGATGGGAAACGTCAGGTTCGGCGTGAACGGCGCCATGCTGGCGGATCCCGCGACGGTTCCCCATTGTTCGATATCGCCATTCGGAAGGCGCCGCCAATTTCTTAGTACGCCAAGCTCGCCAGAAAAATCCAGGTTGCGAAACATATCGGCCGTGGAATGGAGGATTTGCCAGGCACTAGGCCCGTTGGCGGTCATAGCGATGGATTGCCCAGGCTTCAAGGTGAGCGATGGTACGGAGACCCCATTGAAGCCGAGAGTGACCCCAGCACCTGGCGTAATCGTTCCCGTGGCGACTGTTCCGAATAGATAAACACACTTTCCCGTGCCGCTAACAAGCCCTAAATCAGCAGGCTTTGGCAAGGTCAATGTCAAACCCTGAAAATTGAAAAACAGACTGCTTCCAATATCAGAAGCAATCAAATTTCGGGAGGTGGCGACGACGCCCATTGAACCAATGGCACCGGCCGCTTTCTGGACAAACTCGGTCGTGGCGATTTTGGTGCTGCTGTCGAACTGTGGTTGTGTCGGAGCCGTGTTGTTGAAGTAGTTTTCAAAGTCGGCGTTGCGCCACATTTCAGCAGTTGAGTCGATGACTTGCCATGTATCCGCCGTGACAGCTACCACCGATACGGACTGGCCGACCTTCACCAGCATGGATGCGATGCTTGCAACGTCATAGCGAAGAGAGGCATTGGCGGCCGGGGCGACGGTGCCGCTGATCTTGTTGAAACCAAAGAATGTGACCTTGCGGCCGATGATCTGGCCGTTGCCGAGACTGTCGGGGCGAGGCAGGGTCGCCAGCACGGAGCCGTTGGTAAAATAAAAAGCCTTGCCAAAATCGGCGGCGGCCAGCGCGCGCGAATTAGGAAAAGCCAAAATGCCGGCAAGGTTTCCCTGTTCCTGCTGCACAAAATCAGCACTGGCCAGCTTTTTCGACGCGTCAGCTTTCGGCAGTGTCTCCACCTCCTTCATGCTGTACTGTGGATGCGGATTCATTGCCGCCAGGTGCTTGGCCAGTTGCGCGTCGCTGTAGGCGCGCACGGTAATGTCCTGGTCATCGACATACTGGCGTGTTGCCAGGATGACGGACGGATCGATTTTCAGCTCGATGGCGGCCGTGCTGGCGACGATCAGCACGATGCGCACCACTTGCGTGCGCGCGCTGCCCTCGGCCATCACAGGTTTATAGCTGGGCGGGCAGTTTGCCACGGCGCACAGGTCGCCGGCCTCGTCGAAGATACCGATTTCGCGTATCCACCAGCCGCCCACATTCTCGGGCAAGACTTGCTCGACGATGATCTGGCTGGCGTTGGTCGGGTCGACCGTCAGTTGATTCAGGCCGGCACGGCGCACTTCATGCACCAGCACCTTTTGCTTGCGCTCGGGCATGGGCAGATTGCCGTTGCCGTCGCCCACGGCCATGGTTTTCAGTTTCAGGGTTTGACCCAGGGCGATGGCGTTGGCCAGCTTGGCCTCGCCCACTTCGGTGAGAATGGCGAAATATGTGCTCATGGACAGATGGTCAGGGTGTCGATGGTATGGGATGCGCCGGCCTGCAATAGCGTGCCGCGCACTTCGATGGTTTCCGCGATCCAGGGATACACGGTCATGGCGTCGCCGTGGTACGCACAAGCGCCCGCGTAGACGTTGCCGCGACTTTCCAGATAAATGGCGAGGCCTGTCATGTGGCGGCTGACGGGCTTGGCGTCGGCAATCAGGCGTTCCATTTCCTGAAACATGGCGTCCGTGATGCCGGTGTCCAGCACGCCCACGTCGAGGCGGAACGTACCCGGCACGCCCGGTGGCGTGGTTTGCCACCATTCGGTGATGCGGATCAGGTAGCCCAGCGACTCGACCACGCGGCGCACGGCGGCAATCGTGCCCTTGTGCTTGTGGATGAAATAGGACGCCTTGATGGTGCCGCGTTTGATCGACTCGGGCCAGGCGTCGTCCCAGCGGTCGACGGAACAGGCCCAGGCCAGAAACGGCAGCAGATTGACGGGGCAGCGGTCGGCATTCCACAGGTCGCGCAGCGGCACGGGCACGTTGACCAGCTCGGCGCAGGCCACAGCAATGGCGCGCTCGAGCGCCGTGGAGTTGGGCGGCAGTGTCGGCACGGTTCTATTCATCGAGCACTACCACGTTCAGTTTGATGGCCGTGCAGCGTGCGGCCTGGGTGGCATTCAGTTCGATATCCGCCGCCGGGCTGGTCAAGACGACCTTGCGCACGCCTTCGACGTGCACGGCAGCGCTGCAGGCGGATCGATAAATGCTGTGGCCCAGCGGGCGGCGCGGCTGCGACACGCGCACGGCGTTGGCGCGCGCTGCGTCCAGCAAAATGGGCACTTCCGGGCCGACGCCGATAAACAAGGTGGCCTCGATCTGATAGTCGATCACCTGGGCGGCCTGCACGCTCAAGCGGTCGCCCAGGGGGCGCACGTCCTCGGCGTTGAGCGCGCGCGCCACGGTGCCCAAGAGCGCGGCGTCGGCGATGCCGGTCGTGTTGTTGGCCAGCACGGTGACGGTGACGTATGCCGGCGCCGGGCTGGTGGCGCTCGCGTCCTTGACCTGGCCGTCAGCGCTGCGGGCGTGGAATTCATACGACGCTTTCGGACCGGCCACGGACAGGCCGTCCGGCGCTTCCTGGATGCGCAGGCGATAGGCGTCATTGTCTTCCATGACGGCGGCCACGGGCGGCAGGGCGTTGGGATTGGCCGGCGTGATGACCAGGCGCGCCACGTTGACGTTGGCGCCCAGTTGATCGAGGTCGCCATCGAGGGCAAACGCCAGCATGACGGCCTTGCCCGCCTCGTTGACGCGGTTGCGCAGGATGGTTTCCTGATACGCGTTCTCTTCCAGCAGCTTGGTGGCCGGCTCCGATTCCAGTTCAAGCAAGGCCGTGACGGCCGCGCGCTTGGCTTCCGGCAGCAGGCTGACCAGGTGCGTCTTGCGGCTGGCCAGGATGGTTTCGAAGTCCAGCACCTCCACCACGCTGGGCGCCGGCAATTGGGTCAGGTCGATGGGCGTGCTCATACGCCGCCGCCTTGCTTGACGGGCACGGACAGGGTGATGCCCTGGCCATTCGCCGTGCCATCGAGCAGCAGCGCGATGGCGCCGTCCGTGTCGCGTGTGAGCTGCACGCTGGCAAGTTGCAAACGCGGCTCCCAACGGCGCAGGGCAAAGGCGGTGGCGGCATAGATGCGCAACTGCGTGGCGCTGTTCAGGGGCTGGTCGATCAGCTCAGGCACTTCGGAGCCATAGCGGCGGCGCCGGATGCGCGAGCCGATGGGTGTGGTGAGAATGTCGGTGACCGACTGGCGCAGGTGGCCCAGGCCCGTCAGGCTGTGCCCGGTGGCGGAGTGCATGCCCATCATGCTTGCGGCCCGCCCGACTTGTCGCCGCCAGCCTTGACGCCGCCGTGCGAATGCTTGGCCAGGCTGATGGCGCCGGCCAGCACGTCCTCGGTCGCTTTGATCGTCCCTTGCACGGCCATGGCCACGCCGCCAGCGGCGCCGGCCTTGGCGTTCACGCCGCCATTCAGCGCGGTGGCGCCGTTGACGGTGGCCGCTTGCATGACGATCAGGTTTTTCATGACGGTCAGATCGCCCGTGCAGATGGTGCTGGGTGCGTTGGAGGTGACCTTGTCGGCGGTGATGGTGGCGGTACCGCTGGGCAGGGTGGCCGTCAGGGCGTGGGCCGCGTGGTCGTACTGCACCACGGCGCCGTCAGGATAGTGCGTGGTGTGGATGGTGTCGCTGGTTTCAGGCGCGTCAAATTCCTGCGAGTACAGCGCCGGCAGGATGATGCCGCGCGTCAGGTCGCCGCCGGGGGAAAAAACGATCACTTGTTCGCCCACGGTGGGCGCCGACCAGGTGCGCGTGCTGCCAGCGCGGGGCGTGGCCCATTTCAGCCATTCCGTGATGAGTGTCGGCCCGAGCCGCACGCGCGCCTTGGCCCCGTTGACCTCGGCAATGGTGCCCAGGCGGATCAGGTTTTGCAGCAAGCGGAGGAGGTCGGACAGGTCGGCGTTCATGCAGTGCATGTTGCCGAAGTCCGCGTGCGGATGCACGCGGGGGCGGGTTGATAAGTGGCTTAGTGACTATGAGTGCCCGTGAGATATAAGCATATATTTCACTTGAAGGGAACGATGTGGCGAGTGTGTCCACCTCGAAACGGAAGTTCGCATATTTTATGCTCTACTCTTTTTTCTTTTGGTGCATACTAGTTCAATCGGGCATTACTAATATATTTCTAGATTTAAGAGTAGCATCGACTTTTTCCTTTCCATATTTTTTTTCTAGAAGGACGAAAGAGGATTCGCCTAATACTCCCCAAGTCCTATCTACCTTATCAAGGAACGTATCCATATCATCATATATCATTGCATAACGAACAAAGCCCATTCCATTTATCCACTTATGACCCATGGCTTCCTTGTAAGCCTGTAAAAAACTTGGGTTGATTAATTTATCGAATTCTTCTAATGTGTTTACGCCATAAGATCGAAGTTCCTTGAAAATTATTTCTGGCCAAAGTTCTTGTTCGCCAGGGAAGTTAATTAGTTTGGTGATTTCTTCATTTGCCATTATTAATTCAGTTAGTCCAGCCGAGGTAAGTTCTACTCCTTTTAGATTGCCAGAGTGCGCAACAACTTTCGCCTGTTTCTCATGTAGATCGACTTCTTTCGCCAAGACATCGAATTCGCGGTCAACTAATTCTAAAGTCCCAGCGAGCAAATTTAAACGGCGCTTGATCGCGGAAGGAAGTTCGCCAGAGAACTTGTAATTTCTATCATGTTCAATCTCTGCCCATGCATGCTGCAAGACTGTTCTAACCTGAATTTCAAACATAATTTTTTTATATTGGTTCAATTCCGGTAGTGCGGTACGATCCTTGCCGAGTTCACAGACATAATGTACAGATCTATATCCTATTTGATCAATCTGCAAATTTTCTGCTTTATTTCCACTTTTTTCTTCATGAAATTCAAAAGTCGATTCTAATAGATCGCATACCTTTTTAACGTCTGCCTCCAAGTAAGTAATTATTCTTACTCCTACCATGTCAGTTATTTCTTCTTCTTTGCTATAGCCTTTTCTTTCTATTTTTTCGATAAGACTATCAAGATTTTTTACTCTCACTGTAACGCTTAAGTGAGAAATTTTTTGCGACTTTAGTAAGTTGGATATGGAAGCGTTCAATATCTCAGAAAATCCTTGAAATAAAGACAGGTTTTCTCGGTGCCAAACTGGGGCGGTAGAGTTGCTAATTTTACTCATATTTATATTATATTTTAAATTAAATTTCTTAAAATTTCATGCTAGGTATTTGGTGGGCAAAGAAATATCCTGCATGATTATTATAAATTCTTTCCAGGATTGTATTTGAAGGAGTCATGGCCACTACTGTAGGACGTTCATTTCCAATATGTTTATCAAATTCTACGCTATAGTCATGCATAATATGGCCAAGCTAGTAGCGGAAGTTATTGGCCGGAAGCGGTCGGTATCATGCGACTCTAACTCATTTGGCAACTAATGTCAGTTGAAGTTTTCCTTGAAAAATCTTAGGTCTTTTCTATGTGATGCAGCAGCGATTCGCGTATCAATGTCCGATCCGGCTCGCTCAAGCCCAGCAGCGGCCGCTCCGGGTACTTGAAAACGGGCCCTTTTTTGGTAACGCGATCTTGCTTGCCAAACTGATGCACATCCGCCACGCGCGCTACCCAGCCAAAGAAACCAACTTCGATCTGGTCGCCGGTCGCCTTTACTTTCAGGTGTTTGGCGGCACGAATCTTGGCGAACATGGCCGCCTTCTGCCGCTTGATCCGTCCATTCTTGCCCTTGAATTCCTTGCGCCGCTTGCGTGCCGGATAGGCCGCGCCATCCGGCCCCTGCTGGGCCTTAATGTGCTGCGCCTGGCTGCGGCGCAGGTCGATGGCCACCTTGTGATTGATGGCACGGCGCTGGCCTGGCTGCAGCTTGGCCAGCAGGGCGCCGGCCCAGGCTTCCAGCGTGTGCAGGTCGTCGCTCATGCCGTCGCCTCGGGCATGCGCCATTCGGCCAGAAGGGTCTCGCCGTCATACAGCTTCCAAAACTCGTCCGCGTAGGCCGGCATGTGCTGTATCTCGGCCAGGTGTTTGATGTCGAGGCGCCCGGCCTCGCCGGCCTTGACGGCCACGCGCTCGGTCAGGTCCAGCTTGATCGAAATATCGACCGTTTCGTGGTTGTTGAAGTCCACTTCGAAGGCGATGCCGTGCTTGCGGGTTTCCTCGTTGGCCATCAGGTCGAGCTGGTGGACTTTGAGCCAGGCGATCAGTGCCACCATGATGGCGTCGGCGTCGCCCGCGTAATCGGTGACGATCAGGTTGAGCTTGAAACGGTATTCGAAGGACAGCGAGGCGGTGGCACTCGCCACCACGTTGCCCTCGTCTGCGAAGACTAGCAGGCGGTCGGGGTCGCGCTGCAGGTCGGGGATGGCGGCGGCCAAGTGCTGGCGCAGGCTATTCGGTTTGTACATGGTAGGTGTCTCGTACTAGGTTGTAGGCGTCGATGCAGGCGTTTAGCTGGCGGGTGGCGTCGTCGCCGTCGCCGGCAATGGCATCAAGAGCTGCCGCAGTCGCTGGGTCAAGTTCGGCGCGCGTTTCACGCCGATGGCCTGCGGTAGCGGTGGAATCTGCAACTGCGGCGCACTGGCCGCCGGCGACGGGGATTGACAGGCGCACAGCGCCGCTGCGAACATCATCGTTAAAACGGTCACGCTCGGTTTTCGCATGGGTTTGCTCCTGGGTGAGGTGGTCGGCGCGCTGCGCCATGGCTGCGCCGGCCGCGCGCTCCAGCGTGAGCACGCGGGCGGTGGCCTGGGCCAGTGCGGTGGCGGCATTGGTTTTGCTGGTGGCGGCCGCCCGCTGCAGTTCGGCGATGCTGGCGTCCTTGCGCCAGCCCTGCGTCGTCCAGCCCGCGATGGCGCCGCACAGCAGGCACGCGGCCAGCGGGCGCCAGGTGGTTGTGGTCACATGGCCACCCGTTCCTTGATCCAGCCGAACAGAAAACGGCGCTGGGTCTTGTTGGCTTCGGTGATGTCCAGGTAACGCGCCGCCTGCAGGCCGTTCAGGGCGCGCAGCAGCACGGTGGCGCCGTCCTGGCCGCGCCATTTCAGGAAAGCGGCCAGCGCGCCCAGCGACTGCGCGCCCAGGCGGCCATCGACGAACAGGGCCGGGTAGCGCGCGCCCGTGTCATTGAAACCGTTCAGCCAGCGCTGCAGGAACTCGGCCGCGCGGTGCGGTCCCATGTTGACGCCCGTGTCGATCACTTCGGCGCCGATGCCGGCATGGATGGCCAGCACCTCGTCGAACTTGGGTTCCGTGATGTAGCGGGCCGTGTAGATGGCGCGCGCTACCGCCACGGGCAACTCGCGCATCGGCCCCGTGTAACCGCTGGCGCGCGCCACCGCGACGGTGATACCGAAGTTGGTTTCGCCGCCTTTGTCTTGCGGGTCGTTCACATAGCCGCCTTCGGCGCGCAGGATGGCGTCGATGACGCGTGCGATTAGGGGATTTTCCGGGGTGGCCATCAGTGTTCCTTCGCATCTTTGACCAGCTCGGCGATGTCCTTGTCGCTGCGGCGCTGGAACCACAGGGCCACGGCGCGCGATACCCACCAGCCGGGCGCGCCGACGATCAGATCAATGGCGGAAGCGTTGACCATGGCGCCGATGGCCGGAAGCTGGGCGCACAGCAGCTGGTAGACGGTGCCGCCCAGCAGGCACGAGAACACGCCGGCACAGGCCAGGCGGGCGACGAATTCGCCCTTGTTGAAGGTGCCGTCGCTGTTCAGCGGCGGCAGCACGATGTACAGCATGGCCGCGCCGACCATGCCCAGCGCCGCCTTGAAGCCGTACAGTTTGACCAGGGTGGCGAAACCACCAAACGATTCTGCGGACATTGCTTGATTCTCCGGTGAGAGGGGGGATAGATTTTTCATGATGGATAAAAGGTGGATTGCTGAGCTAATCCCATAGCTGCACAAGATCGGCTGCGGCCACCTGGCCCATGCTGGACGCCGGCTCGGGCAGGGTGACGACCAGCCCGGCCGGCAGCACGGCGCCGTGGCGCGCCAGCGCCGGGTTCAGTTCCAGCGTCTGCTCGACATAGCCCGCACCGTCGCCCAAGTAGCGCCACACCAGGGCGTCTACCGTGTCGTGCTGCTGCGTGCACACCTGCATCAGATCAATTCCACGGTCAGGTGCGTGCGCCCGACCATATCGGCGATTGCCCATTGCGCATTGCGCCGCTGCGCGCCGGGCGCCTCGTCGAGCCATTCCATGCTTTTCTTGTCGCTGACGGACGTGGCCGTGCTGTCGTAGTCACGGTAACGCTCGATCAGATCGGCCTTCGCCGTGCTGTAGACGGCGCGCCGGTACTGCGCCAGTAGGCGGGATTCGCGGTTGATGCGCGTGGCCGGCACGTCCACCAAGGCGGCGATACCGGTAGCAGCCTGCTTACCCTGCCAGTCGGCCAGTTCGCGGTTGACGTGCAGGATGGCATCGACCACGGCTTGCACCAGGCGCGCGTCGGTGACGGTGCCATCCAGGCGCATGGCGTCGCGCATATCGGTGAGCAGGATGTCGGGAAACCAGCCGTCGTTCTCGATGATGCCGGCGGCCGGCGCGGGCGGCGCCGGTGCAGTGCCGGGCGGGATGGACGGGGGCAGGGCCATGAAGGACATACGGGGCGCTTTCAAAAATGGGGCGGTGGACGGGGTTCATCAGGCCGAGATTGTTGCCAATGCGTTGGCCAGAATCCCCCCGTGCCGCCGTGCAGCGGGGGATGCTCTTTACGTGGAACCGGCCGCGCGCTTGATGCGCCGTTCCAGCCGTTCCATATCTTTCTTGACGCCGCACGACTCGGACAGGGCGCGGGCGCGTTTCAACTGGCCCATTGCGTTTTCCGCCTGCGCCACCAGCGCCGGGGCGATGTCGGTGTCGTCGGCCTGATCGAGCACGGCGATCATGGCCAGGCCAATGGCCTTGTGCAGCTTGGCGCGCGCCTGGTCGGGCGCGTCGCTGGTGGCCGTCAGCTCTTCGACGGTGCCCAAGACCTGGGCCGCATGCTGCGGATCGGCGGCCAGCTTGCCATGCAAGTAGCCTTCGGCAAACTCGTCCAGCATCAGGGTGGCGATGTCGCGGCTGTAGGTCTCGGGCAGGGTGAACTTGTGTTCCAAGGCGTAGGCGGCCATGACCAGGGCGCGCTCGTACTCACCCGTGTCGATGTGCCACACCAGCAGGGTGGCAAACACGTCATCCTGCGCGCCCTTGCCGCCGGCCAGCACGCCGTCGATCCATTGCGCGTAATCCGGCAGCAAGGTGGCCTTGACCTCGATCTTGCGTTCTACCGACTGGATGGCTTTCAGGCGCCGGCGGTCATCGGCCAGCTTGTAGAGCATCATTTCGTAGGCCGTGCCGGTGGTGACGCCCTGCGGCGCGGCGGCGCCGGCCGTGCGCTCGGCCAGCATGCGCGCGCGGTGGCGCAGGGCGGGGGACTGGTTCGCCATCACTTGTCTTTCAGCTCGATGTTTTCCACCAGTGCGGCCAGGCCCAGGTCTTCGATCACGTAGGCGTCGTTGGACGACTCGTAATTTTCGATGCGGTCGCGCTTGGGCACGTCTTCGACGCGGCGGCGGCGCGCGCCTTCCTGGAAGTAGATCGATAGATTGTCGAAACGCGTGATGAGGATGGCGTTGTCCGGGAAGAAGGGCACGCGCGCCGCAGGCAAGCCGCCGATGCGTTTCTGGCTGATGATGATGTCAGCCGCCAGGGTTTCCGTGGGCGCCTGTTTGGTGTTGACCAATGGAAAATACTTGTCGTTCAACAGCTTGCGCCCGACGATGGCCACCAGATTGGTGTCTTCCTGATACCACGGGTCCAGCAGGTTGACGGCATCGGTGACGGCCGCGTCCAGGTTGGCATAGTCGGCGCCGTCCACGTCACCGATGATGACCTTGCCAGGCATGCCGGCGGCCACCAGGCCCAGCACGCGCTCGGGCGCCAGCTCGCGCAGGTGCTGCAGCCAGCCCTTGTTCACGTCCTGCAGCAGCGGATTGGCGTCCAGATCGGTGTCGGCCATGGCTTTCACGCCATTGAAGCCGATGACGATGCGGTCGAGCGCCTGGCGCGTCAAGATGGCATTGGCCACGCGCGATTGAAAATCGGGGAACTTGGCCCAGGCGTCCAGTTTTGCATAGTTCAAATGCGTGTCGAAGTTGGTTTGCTCGCAGCGGTATTTGGTGCCGTCCAGGGTCGACAGGTCGCGCGTCTTGCGTTCCTTGTCCTTGGTGTTGGTGCGGCCGGCAATCGGGCCGGACACGCCCAGGCCCAGCTTTTCGCCTTCCTGCTCGGTCACGCCGATGATGTTCACTTTCGACAGGAATTCGCTCGATTCCTGCATTTTCGTTTCCAGCTTTTGCTGCACGCCGGGCGTGACGCTGAAGGTCTTGGCCACGTTGTCCGTGTCGTTCAGTTGGCCCAAGCGGGTTTCATACTGGCCAAATACCTGGCGCGTTTGCTTTTTCATAAATCAGTGCTCCGTTGTTGAATGGGGGGAAGAAAGGGCAGGGGCGCTTAAAACTCGGTCTGCACGGCGCCGTCGTTGCCGGTGGCGGCCGGGCGGCGCGGGCCGTTGCCGGGTGCTTCGTCCATCTGCGCCTTGAAGGCGGCCAGCTCGTCCTGCGTGGCCTTTAATGCCGTTTCGGTTTTTTCCAGGCGCGCCAGGGTGCCCGTGTAGTTGTCGTTGGCGGTGACGACGTGGCCGGCCAGCTCCTGCACGGCTTCGCTGATGTCGGCGAACTGCGCGGCGTCGGCGCCGGATTTATTGGAGAAGCGCGACAGCAGGTTTTTCACGGCGTCGGCCAGCTTGATGCCCTGCGGCTCGTCAAATTCCAGCGTGACCTCGACGGCGGAGGTAAACAGGTTGGTGCTCTGCTGCTTGCGGCTGGCGGAGAATTGCAGCGCTTCGGTGCCCAGGCTGGCCGGGCTGTCCGTGACGCCCAGGCCGACCAGATAGGGCTGCGACGAGTCGGCAAAGTCGGGCTGGATTTCCAGGCTGGTGTACAGCTTCTGTTTCGCCTTGTTAATGGCTACCAGTTCCGGCGTGGGTTCGATCTGCGCGAACAGGGCCAGTTTCTTGCCGCTGTCGGTATCCACTTCCTCGGCTTTCACCGCGATCACATCGCCGTAAGCCTTGAACTGGCTGTCGGGCAGGATGCCGCGAATGTGTTCCAGCCAGATGCGCGCGCCGTAGGTCTTCGGGTTGTAGGTGGCGGCGATCTGCTCGATGGTGGCGCGGTCGATGTTGCGGCCGTCCGTGGTGGCGCCTTCGGTGGCGACGCGGAAAAATTTCGATTTGGACATGGTGGGCGTTCTCGGTTGATCGGATAACGCCATGGTCAACGTCTTGGCGCCGCGATTCAATGCGGTGCGGGTTGCTATGGGCCATAGCGACCTTTGCCTTTCCCCGCTCCGCGCGCGCGCGGCCTACGCTGGCGGCATGCTGACAATCGAGAAAACAAGCGAACAAACCGTCGATGGAATCATCGGTGAACTGGCCATGCCCGAATCCGAGCCACGACGCGCCGCGCGCGCCCTGTACTGGAAGGGCTGGCGCATTTCGTCCATCGCCCGACACTTAGGGCTAAAGCGCAGCACCATCAATAGCTGGAAGCTGCGCGACGAATGGGACAAGGCGCAGGCCATCGAGCACGTCGAGGCATCGGCCGAGCTGCGCCTGGTGAAATTGATCGAAAAGGAGGTCAAGAGCGGCAGCGATTACAAGGAAATTGACTTGCTGGCGCGCACCATCGTGCAGATGGCGCGCGTGCGCCGCTATGAGCAGCCGGGCGGCAACGAGGTCGATCTCAACCCCAAGCTGGCGAACCGCAATGCCGGCCCGAAGAAGAAACCGACCCGCAACGATTTTAGCGAAGAACAGAAAATTCAGCTGCTCGACGCCTTCCAAGATTCGCTCTTCGACTACCAGAAGGTCTGGTATCGCAACGGCGACCAGCGCACGCGCGCCATCCTCAAAAGCCGCCAGATCGGCGCCACCTGGTACTTCGCCCGCGAGGCGCTGGCCGACGCCATGGCGACGGGCCGCAATCAAATCTTCCTGTCCGCCTCTAAAAGCCAGGCGCACGTTTTCAAGCAATACATCGTGCAATTCGCGCGCGAGGCGGCCGGCATTGAGTTGACGGGCGATCCCATCGTGTTGCCGAACGGCGCGCACCTGTATTTCCTGGGCACGAATGCGCGCACGGCGCAGGGCTACCACGGCAATTTCTACTTCGATGAATTCTTCTGGACACAGAACTTCCAGGAACTCAACAAGGTGGCCTCGGGCATGGCCATCCACAAGAAGTGGCGCAAGACCTACTTTTCCACGCCATCCTCGACCACGCACCAAGCCTACCCGTTCTGGACGGGGGAGCTGTTCAACAAGCGCCGGGCCAAGGCCGACCAGGTGAATATCGATGTGAGCCATGGCCGCCTGTCGTCGGGTTTTACGGGCGAGGACAAAATCTGGCGCCAGATCGTCACCATCCTGGACGCCGAGCGCGGCGGCTGCAACCTGTTCGACATCGACGAGCTGCGCAACTTCGAATACAGCCCCGACCAGTTCGACAACCTGCTGATGTGCAACTTTATCGACGACTCGGCCTCGGTCTTTCCCCTGGCCGAGCTGCAGCGCTGCATGGTCGATTCCTGGGTGGAATGGGACGACTACAAGCCCTTGCTGGGCCTGCGCCCGTTCGGCAACCGGCCCGTATGGATCGGCTATGACCCGGCCTTGAACGGCGACAGCGCCGGCTGCGTCGTGCTGGCGCCGCCCATGACGGCCGGCGGCAAGTTCCGCATCCTGGAGCGCCACCAGTGGCGCGGGCAGAGCTTTGAAGACCACGCCGACGCTATCCGCCAAATGACGCAGCGCTACAACGTCGAATACATCGGCATCGACACGACCGGCATGGGCATCGGCGTGCTGCCCATCGTGCGCGGCTTCTTCCCGGCCGTCACGCCGCTGAACTACTCGCCCGAAGTCAAAACCCGCATGGTCTTGAAGGCGAAAAACATCATCAGCAAGGGCCGGCTGGAGTTTGACGCCGGCTGGACCGACATCGCGCAATCCTTTATGGCCATCCACAAGACCCTCACCCCCAGCGGGCGGCACGTGACCTATGTCGCCGGCCGCAGCGATGAAACCGGCCACGCCGATCTGGCGTGGGCCTGCATGCACGCCCTCGATCACGAGCCCTTCGAAGGCACCACCGACAACCACCACTCTTTCATGGAGATTTATTCTTGAGCAAAGCACGACACTTGCGCGGCCGGCAGGCCCAGGGCGCGCCATCAACAGCGGCCACGGCGCCGGCCGCCGCCGGCATCGAGGCGTTTTCCTTCGGCGATCCGACGCCCGTGCTCGAGCACGCCGACATTCTCGACTGCTTCGAATGCTGGAAGAACGGCCACTGGTACGAGCCGCCCGTCAACCTGGCGGGCCTGGCCAAGTCCTTCAATGCCGGCGTGCACCACAGCAGCGCGATCCACTTCAAGGCCAATGTGCTGGCGTCTACGCTGATCCCCAGCAAGTATTTGTCGCGCGACGCCTTCAAGCGCATGGCGCTGGACTTCCTGACGTTCGGCAATGCCTACCTGGAGGACCGGCCCAGCCGCAGTGGCAAGGCGCTGGCGTACCAGCACGCGCTGGCCAAGTACATGCGGCGCGGCGTCGATCTGGATACCTATTTCTTCATCAATGGCTACCAGGCCGTACACCAGTTCGACAAGGGCAGCGTCTTCCACCTGATGGAACCGGACGTGAATCAGGAGCTGTACGGCGTGCCGCAGTACCTGAGCGCGCTGCAATCGGCCTGGCTCAACGAGGCGGCCACCTTGTTCCGCCGCAAGTACTACAAGAACGGCTCGCACGCCGGTTTCGTGTTCTACATGACGGACGCCGCCGCCAACACGCAGGATGTGGACAACCTGCGCCAGGCCATGCGCGACAGCAAGGGGCCGGGCAACTTCCGCAACCTGTTCATGTACGCGCCGAACGGTAAGAAGGATGGCATCCAGATTCTGCCGGTGTCGGACGTGGCAGCCAAGGACGAGTTTTTCAACATCAAGAGCGTCACGCGCGACGACCAGCTGGCCGCGCACCGCGTGCCGCCCCAGCTCATGGGCATCCTGCCGAACAATGCCGGCGGCTTCGGCGCCGTCGAGCCGGCCGCGCGCGTTTTCGCGCGCAATGAGCTGGTGCCGCTGCAGGCGCAGTTCGAAGCGATCAACGAGTGGGCCGGCGTGGAAGTGGTGCGTTTCGCCCCGTATGACCTGGCCAAGGGCGGGGAGGGCGCGCAATGAGCGACCATGTCGACAACACCGACAAGATCATCTTTGCCGAAGTGGCGCGTGGCCTGGCCGCCGTGCGCGGCCGGCCCGCCCTGGTGGCGCATGGCTGCTGCCATTACTGCGACGAGGCGCTGGCGCCCGCGCTGCTGTTCTGCGGCGTGGACTGCCGCGACGATTACGACAAGGAGCAGGCGGCCAAGGCGCGCGCCGGCCGGGCAGGATGAGCGCCACGCCGCGATAGCCGGTAGGGCAGGGCCGCGACAGTCTCGCCGCGCCAGCGCGCCCCAGCCACCGCACAAGCCGCCCACGAGGCGGCTTTTTCACGTCCCGACGATTGATGTTGCGCCAAAGGCAAGAAAAAAGCCCATTTCGGCGCGGCGCGCGCAGTTGTCCCCCCTCCACACCTGCCCGCTATATAGGGCTCTTTTGACTCAAATTTGCGCCATGGCCAAAGGCGCATGAGGACTGGCGCGTGCCCTCAAAGATGGCAGATGCGTTTTGACGCATTTTGACTCAGTAAACGTCATATTTTCCACCATCTTAGGGGATGCACAGGACATTCTTAGTTAGCGCCTCTTAATGCTATTTGGATCACGATATTTTATGAAGTGCCTCATTAGCAATTTATACCGACCTTCTAAGCTAGCCTGATCATTGGTTGTTCTAGACATCGTATAGTAGGAAACCAATTCCGGATCTGCTGCAGCCGGATCTATTTTTTGCACATTAAATGCTTCCTTAACTTCCTTAGTAAATTCTTCTATAAAATCTCTAAGTTCATTAACCTTTTTAGGCATTTCTCGTGCAACCCAGTAATAAATAGGAATGCTTCCTTGTGATGCTAGTAATGGATCTTTGTCGTTAAATTCCTTAGCTAAAAGATCTAAAACTTGTATTACTTTATCTCTTGCGCGTGCATAGGGATCAATTTCAGTATTAACCTTTCCCGGATTGTCTTCTTCCCATTTTGCCGCTGACTCAGCCAAATCATTTAGATTTTTTGATTTTGTGTCAACGAATCCTTCTCTCAACTCAATTAGTAACAACTTTGCAGCAAGGTTATGCTCCTGCATGCGTTGAGTTCCAAATTTAATTTTCCGCTGAAAAAATGGGTGTAAAACCAAGTCTCTTAAGATCGGTGGGATCGGGCCTTTCATCGCGTTTCGACGTTCGGAACCGTTTGCAGCTTCTCCACTATTTAAACGTACAAATAGTTCTTCAATTTTATGCGGTTCGTCAGTAAGTACGTTCATGACGGATGGCGTGAAATTCTGTATTTTTTCGACTAGCCAAGCAGCTTTAGTACTCACCTGAGAGTATTTGAGGCCAGCCATATTTAGATCTGGATGACCATCCAGAACAAATGAAGCATTTAAAGGAACTTCATCAGCAAAGAAATCAAAAATGGCTTGCATCCGTTGTTTGCCATCAATGATTGAAAGCGCTTTTGTCTGTTTTTTCATTCGTGCAGAATGATGCTCTACAGATGTAGCGACATAAAATTTTGGTACGTCAAAATCATTTAATATGGAATCGATGAGATGAGCACGTTTCCACTTGCTCCAAATCTCACTTTTTCGCTGATATGGCGGAGCCATGTCAATTCGACCGCTTAGGTATTGTTCATACCACCAGCGCAAATTTCTTTCTTCATAAGGTTCGACTTTAAACAT